GCCCCGGACCGAGTCTTTGCCATGCATTAGTTCGAGCTGAGCCGAAGCTGACCCTAGAGGAGCTCAGGCCCGATATTTGGCGGCCACCTCAAGAAGAGAAAGCCCTCTGCGGGCATCAGCAGTAATTGTTTCGAGAGGGACGACTCCTTCACGTCCAAATAGTTGCACTTAAGAATTAATTTCATATCAGAACTCGATTTTTATTGTCCTGATGAACTATCGCATTTCATTCGACCAATCTTGCATTTGTTTAAAGGCATTACAAATGAACATCCTCGACACCCTCTACAAGACCGCTCACGATTTCGCCGGCGGCTGCGAAGCGCTGGCTCAGCGTCTGGGTATGTCGCCGCAGATCCTGCGTAACAAGGTAAATCCGAATTCGACGTCGAACACTGCATCGCTCGAAGACGCAGACCGAATCATGGCGATCACCGGCGACCACGCGGTTCTGCACGCGCTGGCGCGCAGCCACGGCTACGTTTGCGTCCGCGTGGAGGAGAACGCTACTGCTTCCGATATGGCGGTGCTGGAGCTGGTCACGCAGGTCTGGTCCGCGAGCGGAACGGTCGGCGCCGAGGTGCACGCCACCCTGGCCGACGGCATCGTCGAGCCGCACGAAATCCAGCGCGTCGAGGCGGCTGTCTACCGCGTCAACCGCGCCCTCGCGGACATGGTCGCGCGCTTGCGCGGCATGGCCCAAAAATAACCCGCTTTCTGGAGATCCCTTGAGCACTCAAAACCTACCGTTCGATCAGAACCGTCTGATCGACCACCTGCGACAAACCTTGAAGGCGGACACCGACCTGGAGCTCTCGCGCGCACTCGACGTCGCGCCGCCGGTCATCAGCAAAATCCGCCACCACCGCGCGCTGGTCGGCGCGACGCTGAAGATCCGCATCATGGAAAAAACCGAAATGACGCTCGACGAGCTGCATTTCCTGATCGGGGCGCCAGAAGCATGAGCGCGCCGGCACAACCACAGAATACGCCGCAGCAACCGGACACGGATGCGCAGCTGATCGACCTTGGTCACGTGATGACTCGGGAGCACTACGAGCGCCTGGCCCGCGAAGCTGCGGGCCAGAAATAGGAAAGGCCCGCGTACGAGGCGGGCCCTAGGTACAACAACTACAGAGGAATCTATGTTATCACAATCGTTATCCACTTCCCCCGCGCCGGTCGGCCACTCGGTTCGGTTGCAGCAGGCCGAGGCCGCATGGGACGCCATTGAATCGGTGCTGCGGCGCATGCGCTCGGCTACGACTCGCGAGATTGCGGCTGCCATCGACCGCTCCACGTCGACCACCCAGGCGCGCCTGCTCGAATTGCGCGAACTGGGTGAGGTCCGCCTGTTGGAGCCGCGCGGCAGCGCGAAGGTTCGCGTTTGGCTGCTGGGCGCTGAAGATCACATCATGGCGGCCGAGCAGATGAAGCCGACGATCACCAAGGCTGTACAGCTCGGCATCTTCCAGCGCGACCCGTTGGTCGCCGCGCTGTTCGGCGCCGGCCAGGCGTTGTGCGTGAGCTGCGAGCAGCCTGAGGGTGCGCCACACGCAGACGACTGCGCCTTCGCGGGACTGAGCATCGATGCAGGCCTTCAGCAGGTGTCGGCATGATGGCCGGCGCCGAAGTGATGATTGCTGGGGGGGGGCATCAGTTCCAGCACGGTCGCGTCGTCAGCGTCGACAGCAAGACGTTCACCATCCCTTTCGCCCAAGTCCAACTGCGCAGCGTCAAGGGACCGCTGCTGAAAAAGCGTGGGGCATTCGTGCCGGTCAAGTACCTGGTGGAGTTCGACGTCGAGGCAATGCGCGAGCAGAAGCTGCGCGACACGGCGGAGCGCTTCGGATTGGATTCGCCGCAATACAATCGCGTGCTCGTGCAGATGGAGGCCGCCCATGAAGCGTGATCTCCTGACCATGCAATTGGACCTCGGAAGAGAGCTGATCATCGACAACTTCGCCGGCGGCGGCGGGACGTCGACTGGATTGGAGGAAGCCTTCGGGCGGCCGGTGGACATCGCGATCAACCACGACCCGGAAGCGCTAGCGCTGCACGCGATGAATCACCCTCACACGAAGCATCTGTGCGAGAGTGTGTGGGACGTCGACCCGATCAAAGTCACCAACAACCAGCCGGTCGGCCTGGTCTGGCTGTCGCCGGACTGCAAGCACTTCAGCAAGGCCAAGGGCGGCACGCCGGTGGCGAAGAACATTCGCGGCCTGGCGTGGGTGACGCTGCGCTGGGCCGCAAAGTGCAAGCCGCGCGTGATCATGTTGGAAAACGTTGAGGAATTCAAAACTTGGGGCCCGCTGCTGGTGGACGCCGAAGGCAATTTCCGCCCCGATCCGTCGAAGAAGGGCAAGACGTTCGAGAGCTTTCTGCGCCAGCTGCGCGGCCACGGCTACACGGTCGACCACAAAGAGATGCGCGCCAGTGATTACGACACCCCGACGATCCGCAAGCGCTTCTTCCTGGTGGCGCGCCGCGACGGCTTGCCGATCCGCTGGCCATCGCCGACCAATGGCGCGCCGACTTCGGCCGGCGTGCTGGCCGGGAACCTTGCGCCGTGGCGCACGGCTGCCGAGTGCATCGACTGGTCTATCCCATGCCCGTCGATCTTCGAGCGCAAGCGCCCGCTGGCCGACGCGACGATGCGCCGCATCGCCAAGGGCATCATGCGCTACGTGGTGGACTCGGCCGCTCCGTTCATCGTGGGGCAGGGCGGTCCGATCTACTCCGGCAAACCGGTATCGTCGGCCCAGCCTTTCGGCACGCTGACGACCGAGAATCATCGCGCCGTCGTCGTGCCGAGCATCGTGCCGGTGACGCATCAGGGCAGTGATCGCAGCGACTCAATTCACGAGCCGTTCCGCACCATCACCAGCGCGAATCGCGGCGAGAAGGCGCTGGCCACCGCCACCATGGTGCAGGTCGGATACGGTGAGCGCGCCGGCCAGGCGCCGCGCGCACTCGACATCGAGAAGCCGATGGGTACGGTTGTTGCCGGCGCAGGCAAGGCGGCGCTTGTGACCGCGTTCCTGAACGAGCACGCCAATGCGTCAAACCAGCGCACCATGCCCGCCGACGAGCCGCTGCGCACCATCTGCGCCCAAGTCAAGGGAGGCCATTTCAGCGCCGTCTCCGCGACTCTGGTGGGCGTCGGCGGCCGTGCCGGGGAAAGTCGTCCTCGCGGCGCTGACGAGCCGGTAGCGACGGTCACCGCGAAGGGCGACACCGCGCTGGTCACGGCGCACATCCAGCGCGACATGGGCATGAGCGTTGGCCATCCGGCCGACGTGCCGATGGCGACGGTGATGCCTGGCGGTGGTGGCAAATCGGCGCTGGTCACCGCTCACATTACCAAGTTCCGGACCGGCGCGACCGGCAGCGACATGAACGAACCGGTGCCGACGATCACGGCCGGGCCGAAGGAGAATCCTGCCGGCGCGCCGCACGCGCTGGGAGTGGTTACGGCGAGCCTGGTCCACATGGGGCACGGCGAAGGCATCGGTGGCGGCAAGCGCTTCAGCCACGGCGTGCGGGATGTCGAGCAACCGCTCAACACGATCACTGCCAGCGGAAGCCCGGGCGCAGTTGTGACCAGCAGCCTCGTGAAGCTGCGCGGCACCAGCAGCACCGCTGGCATGGACGAGCCGCTGCACACGGTGAGCGCCGGTGGCCAGCACCACGCGGAGGTGCGCGCTTTCCTGGTGAAGTACTACGGCACCGATCAGGATCCGCGCTTGGAGGAGCCGTTGCACACGGTCACCACCAAGGATCGCTACGGCCTGGTGACCATCCAGGGCGTCGACTACCAGATCGTCGACATCGGCCTGCGCATGCTGGAGCCGGCCGAGCTGTACCGCGCGCAAGGCTTCCCGGCCGCCTACGTGATCCGCGAAATCCCGGACCCGAAGCTGCTGTTCAAGGACGGCCACCAGGCCGAGGGGAATCCGCTGGCTCTGCCGCGCGTGCCGCTGACGAAGTCAGCGCAGGTTCGTATGTGCGGCAACAGCGTGTGCCCGCCGATGGCGCGGGCGCTGATTCAGGCAAATTTCACGCATGAACAGCAGATCGCGAGGGTAGCGTAATGGCTGGCGAATGGCTCAAGATGGAAAGCTCGACCCCGGACAAACCCGAGGTCTTCGCGATCACCGCGAAAATGGGCTGGGACGACCCGGACCTGACTGTCGGAAAGTTGTTCCGCGTATGGCGCTGGTTTGACCAGCAAACCGTAAACGGTAACGCTGTGGGCGTTACATATGCGTTACTAGATCGAATAGCGGGCGCTACAGGATTCGCACAGGCGATGATAGAAGTGGCTTGGTTGGCCATGTCAGAAAACGGCTTGTCGCTTCCAAACTTCGAAAAACATAACGGCGCGACGGCAAAAGGGCGCGCACAAACGGCAAAACGGGTTGCAAATTATCGAGCTGACGCCCCGAGTAACGCAAATAGTAACGCTCCAAACGTTACGGAAGCGTTAGCTAGAGAAGAGAAGAGAAGAGAAGAGAAGAATAAAGAGAATAAAAAACAAAACAAAAAGCCGCCGGCTGTGCCGACGTTCGATCCGATCCCTGCCCTGGCAATGCTCGGCGTGGGCGAACAAACGGTCGCGGACTGGATTGCCCTGCGTAAAACCAAGCGCGCCGTCGTCACGAAAACCGTAGTCGACAACCTGCTGCGCGAAGCGGCGAAAGCTGGAATGGATCTCGATTCTGTGCTGTCGGTATGCTGCTCGCGTGGGTGGGTCGGTTTTGAGGCCGCGTGGGTGCAGCGGGACGCTTCATCTCACCCTCCCGGCCGCTTCGACCCGACCGCGCACGTCAACCGAAACCGTCCGAGGCCGCAATGACCGCGCCGCTCACCGTCGCCGGCTCGCGGCCCGTCACCCCCAGCACCAGGCCGCTGTCGCAGTGGTTCGAGGTGCATCCGGACCTGGGCATTTCGCTGATGGACCACCTGTACAACCGCCTCGACGGCGCCTACCCGCAGAAATGGCGCGCCAACTTCCCGAGCCAGCAGTCGATCGACAACTGGTGCGAGAGCTGGGTCGAGGCGTTCGAGGAGGAGGGCGTCACGCCAGCGGACGTCCGGGTCGGCCTCAAGGAATGCCGCCGCCGTTTCACCTGGCCGCCGTCCTGCGCCGAGTTTATTCAGGCTTGCAAACCGTTCACCGACCCGGCAGCAGCCTACCACGAGGCTGTGGCGGGCCTACAGGCGCGCGGAAAGGGTGAGCTAGGGGTGTGGTCGCACCCCGCCGTTTTCTGGGCTGCCAGCGGCCTCTCACGCGATTTGATGGAGCAGACCTTTGGGCAGGTCAAGGACCGGTGGGCGTCCGCTCTTGGACGGCAACTGGCGCGCGGCACTTGGGAGGACATTCCGCCGCCTCGCCTCCAGTTGCCGGCGCCGGGGAAGGGCGTGCTGTCAAAAGAAAATGCGGAGCGCTTTTTGCGCGAAGTCGGCGCCGCCGGAGTCCTCAAGCGCGATGGCGACGGCAGCGACCCGAAGGGATGGGCGCGGCGGATCATGCAGCGGGTCGCGGCGGGAGATAAAAGGCTGATGCATTTCCAGATCAGTGCGGCCGAGGAAGCGCTCGGCCTGCGCGCCCGAACAGTAAATATTTTTTGATCACCAAGGCAACTGGAGGAACCATGAGCATCGACAT